TGATCGTGTGGAATAAAGTTGAAAAAAGTTCTTGACTTGTTGTGAAAACAATGGTACTATGTAATAGAAAGATGAGGAGTGATTCGTTATGAAAGATTTGATTGCACATATTGAGGGTATCAACGCCAAAACCCAAGAATGGATTGATGCAAATCCTGGCAGTTGGGCTGGTATGATTACCACTGATCCAGAACACTGGAAAGAGTATGGTATTACGACTCCTGCTGAGTACGATCGTTATATGCTGGAACAAGATGTGTACGAGATGCACAAGTCGGCATATGGTGTTAAAGGTCGCCATTATGACTTTGACAACATGACTGATGAAGAACTCAAAGATGAGTATGAACATCTCTGCAAAGTCGCTAATGAAGAGTATGAGAGGGAACAGAAGTTCTATGCTGAACAAGTAGAAGAGTTCAAAGAACTTGTTCAGAAAACAATTGACTTGGGTGCTGGTGATGAAGAAACTGCACTACGTTGGTTGACTGCTGGACAAGAGTTCTATCACATACAAGATGTGGAAAGTTGGGTTTATGACTACAATATTCTGTTTACAGATTATGGTAGGGAACTTGTGAAGAAGTTGGAAAATATTGTAACTTATAAAGAATGGTTGGAGGCCGCTTAAAATGAATGATGTGATTCGTGATATTGATGTTTTGAAAAATGCTATTGTAGCATTGTGTGAAGGTGCTTCAGATGAGAAGCATATGGCGCTCAACTCTCTTACTCGTTTGATAGAAGAGAAAGAGAAAATTGTGGAAGAGTTTGAAAAGGAGTTTGCAGATGATTCGTCAAAAGCAATTGCCTAGTGAGATTGTCATCGACTTAACTGGCCCAGAGGGAAATGCTTTTTCTCTAATGGCTCGTGCAACTAGTTTTGCGAAACAGTTAGGTTTCGATGGCGCCAGTATTGTTGAGGAAATGACAACTGGTGACTATGAAAACTTAATTTCAGTGTTCGATAAATACTTTGGCGACTACGTTATATTGGAGCGATAAATGACAGGAATCGAACACGCCATCTTAGCAACATCCTTTCTTGCGGCATTCTTTTATGTCGGCAAGTGGGTTGGTAAGAAAGAAAAGGTTGAGGATATTATCGAGCACACATTGAATATGCTCGAAAAGAACAATATGATAAAGGTTGCAGTTGATAAAAAAACTGGCGAAAAAGAAATTTTACCTCTTGACAAATATGAGAAAGTTTGGTAATATAAGAAGTAATGTGAGTGATTCGGAGAAAGGTTTGGTATGTTTTGATTTACGATACAATTGAAGAGGCCATTGTTGCGGCAAAAGCGTTGTTTGAAGCAATGGATACATATGTGAAAATAACCAAAGCACCAAAGGGTGGTTATGAACTTTTTGGAACTGGTGAATTTGTAATGGAAATAACGGAGTAAAAAATGAAAAAAACTTTAATGACAATTGGAATGGTTCTTGCTTCTACATCTGCAATGGCAGAATCGGTGCAAGATTTTAACAAGACAGTTGTGAACAGAGTTCCCTATAATGTTGAGGTTTGCACCAACCAATCATATGGTGGTGATAAAACTGGTGATGCATTAAAGGGTGCAATTATCGGTGGTATCATTGGTAACAATGTAACTAAGAATGTAGACAATGGCGGTGCTGTTGGTGCATTACTTGGTGGTATTATTGGACACAATAATTCTAATGCCACTGGTGGAACAAGACGAGTATGTAATGTTCAAACTCGTTATAATGAGGAAGTCATAGAGGTATACTCTCACAGTGTGGTAACTTTCTATCACAATGGTAGACAGTATAAACTCAGATTTCAAAAGTAATAGTTGAGCGAATCTGCCCTTAGCTCAGCTGGATCAGAGCAACAGCCTTCTAAGCTGTAGGTCGTAGGTTCGAGTCCTACAGGGCAGGCCAACTAACTATGAGGAAATAATGAATAGAGGAAAAAAGAACGATAAACCATTAGGCGGTACTACTGTTATAGTTCGTAACGGTGACGTTAATGGTGCAATGCGTGTTTTGAAAAAGAGACTTATCAGAGATGGTTTCTTTCAAGAACTACGAGAAAGAACATACTACGAAAGTAGAGGAACAAAACGCAGAAAGGCCAAGGCCGCTGCAACTCGTAGATACAAACGCAAAATGCAAAAGCGATTTGAAGAACTAGGTTATTAATAAGAGGTGATATAATGGCACGCCGTGCTAAAGTGGAGACTGACTCAACCCTGCCTAAACCACGCAAAAGACGTAAACCAATGACGCCTGAACAAAAGGCAGCTGCGGCAGAACGTCTTGCAAAGGCACGAGAAAAACGTGCAAAAGAAAACCCACCAAAATATACAAACATCCATCCATCTGTAGTCTCAAAGCCAGAGGATGATCCTATGTCGATGAAGAATGTTCAGCGATGGATTAAGACACAGAAGGAATTTTTGTCTATTGCAAAGAGTGATGTTCGCAGAAATGTAAAGGGTGCAATCGCTCGTGCTGCTTCACATGAGGGGTATATTCGTAACCTACAACGATATCTAAGGGATGGGGTTTACTGTGATATGTTCTATGGTGAACACCAACAACATAAGGTAAGGAATGTCTGTTTAGTGATGGCATACAACCCAGACGGCACACCAAAAAGAAACATAGGAACTTACTATCCAGACCTTGGATGTGAGTGGACAAGGGAAATGGCAGATGAATGATAATATTCCAAAAAACAATGTTGTGCAGTTTCCCCTAAAAGGAAAGCCAGAACCAGACATTAAAGTTGATAATGTTGCACTTGCAATGCATGATGACTTAAAGTTTGCTGATCATTTGACTGAAGGATTAGTTGTGAATTTGATTCACAATCTTGGTGAAAATGGCATTGATACATCCGATAAAGATTTTATTCGTGATGTTGGTTTTACAATTGAATTAGTAAAGTCTCTTATCTATAGAGGCTTGGGTTTGAAACATCCTATGCAAGAACTTGTAGCGATGTTTGTAACTACTGACGAAGATGATGAAGAGGGTTTGTATACTACATTTGATATTGATGCCCTCGCTGATTTTGTTGGTATGGATGACGAAGAAAAAGAATAACGCTGGTTTAGCTCAGTTGGTAGAGCAGTTGATTTGTAATCATCAGGCCGGGAGTTCGAGCCTCTCAACCAGCACCATTTTAAGGATGTAATATGTGGATATTAGTAGCAGTGCAATTAGTTTGGGGTTATAGTTCAACTCCAATAGTTGAATCAGAAGTTATTGGTAAATATTACAGTATTAATGAGTGCCAACGAAAACTAGAAAGAATTGATAAAGGCAAACCAAACAAACAAGTGGTTTGCATAAAGGCACAACGTAAAAGATAAATCTATTGACAATCGTTCTATTTTAGGGTAATATATAATACTATGAAAAATAAGGTGAAAAACTATGATATTGGTTGATATGAACCAAGTTACCATCAGCAATCTGATGATGCAAATTGGTTCTAAAAGACAAAACGATGTCGATGGAGACATGGTTCGTCATATGGTTTTGAATTCTCTTAGAATGTATCGTTCTAGGTTTTCAGAAGAATATGGCGAATTAGTTCTTTGTTATGACAGCAAAAGATATTGGAGAAGGGAATACTTCCCCAACTATAAATCTAATCGTAAGAAGGACAGAGAAAACTCTGGCCTTGATTGGAATCTAATCTTTGAAACTCTCAATGCTATTCGTGATGAGATACGAGATACATTTCCATATAAAGTTCTAGAAGTAGACGGTGCAGAGGCAGACGATTGTATTGCTACTGTTGTAGATTATGTTTCTAAAACACCATCTGCATATGAAAAGGTTCTGGTATTGTCTGGTGATAAAGATTTTATTCAGTTGCAAAAACACAACTTTGTAAAACAATATTCGCCTGTTCTCAAGAAGTTTGTAAATGGAATTGACCCTCACCTATATATTAAAGAACATATATTGAAGGGTGACAGGAGTGATGGTATTCCAAACTTCCTATCAAACGACAATACATTTGTAGATGAGTTACGACAGAAGCCTCTTGCAAAAAAGAAAATTGAAAACTGGGTTGATCAAAATCCAGAAGATTTTTGCACAGAGGAAATGATGAGAAATTATCAGCGTAACAAAACATTGATTGATTTGGATTGTATTCCAAGTGACTTGAAGGTGGAAATTCTAGAACAATTTGAACAACCACCAAAAGGTGATAGATCAAAGCTACTAAATTATTTTATACAAAAGAGATTGAAAAATCTTATGAATGACATTGGAGATTTTTAATATGCCAGACACATATACACCTCTACTTTCTGAGGTTCTAAAGAAAGTACATAACGCAAAGACTAAAGAAAAAAAGATTGAACTTCTTAAACAATACGATTGCGAACCGCTTCGTATGGTTATCAAATCATCTTTTGATCCTAATCTTGAATGGTTGATTCCAGAAGGGGAAGTTCCATTTAAAGCTAATGAATCAGAAGAGGGTACAGAACATACGATGCTTCGTAAGGAAGCAAGAAAACTTTATCGTTTTATAAAGGGTGGAGATACTACTCTACCACAGTTCAAACGTGAGAATATGTTTATTCAAATGTTAGAAGGACTACATACCACAGAGGCACAACTTCTTATTGACGCCAAAGATAAGAAACTGCATCAAGTGTACAAAGGACTATCGAAAGAGGTAGTCAAAGAAGCGTTCGGTTGGAACGATAATTTTACTAGGAGCTAATATGAAAAAAAACTATGACCATTGTTTGGAAATGATTTTGCACCACGAAGGTGGTTATGTGAATCATCCAAAAGACCCTGGCGGCGAGACTAATCTTGGCGTTACCAAAAGGGTATGGGAAGAACATGGTGGCACCAAAGATATGAAAGACCTAACGGTTGAAGATGTTGCCCCCATTTATAAGAAATCATATTGGGATAGAGTAAAGGGCGATGACTTGCCTTCTGGACTTGACCTTTGTGTTTTCGATTTTGGCGTTAATGCTGGAACTGGCAGGGCGGCAAAATATCTACAGAGTATGATCGGCACAACTGTCGATGGTGGCATTGGCCCAAACACTCTCAAAGCACTTGAAGCATATGTACAAGTTGAAGGACTTGCTGCAACGATTGATACCTATCAATCAAATCGTCAAGAGTACTACGAGAAACTATCAACCTTTGAAACATTCGGAAGGGGGTGGACTCGTAGAGTAGTGGAAACTACTTCATCGGCACATAAACTTGCCAAAAACTCTTGACTTTCCAGTAACTTAGTGTTACTATAAAACAATGATGAGGGGTGACACCTTTCTCTCTCAACTCTCTCTCTCTCTCGGTTGCCCCTCATCATACT